TGGAAATCAAACTCATATACGTTTGATGTTCCGCCCATGCCTGTCCATCCTCTCCACTGTTCTTGCTGGATGCAAGCATTATTATTAGTAGTCCAAGGAATAGTTCTGCTGTATCCACTAGTATAACTTTGCTCTGTTACCATGTTAAATGCGATATTTCCATTAGAACCTGCACAGTGAGCATTAGCTTGTCCGCCAAAAGTAAAGTTTGTGGTTCCACTCCAAACACTTGCTTTGTAGTTGTGTCCTCTTTCTTGTGTTTGATTTGCTCCTGTTAAATCTACTGTTGTATCAGTTGCAAAAGTAGATCTATTGGTGTTTGTCCAAACAACACTAAATGCATATCCTCCATGTAAATAACCGGTGGTTACAATTTGTCTAGTTAAATATGGAGCAGCCATACTGCTCCATCTACCGCCAGCTGTTTGTGCTTGATATTCCTCTACTTTGTTTTCAGCATTATTATATCTAATATTACCTTGAACTGTGGTTCCTTGTCCTGGTAACGTAAGGTGACCAGTATCATCTATATTAGTATTTTTTAAGGTTGCCATTTAGTCTCCTCTCCACCAGCAGAATCCAGAACTTGAACCAGCTTTTCCTTTAGGTTCTAGTGTAGATCCTCCCTGGAATCCGGTTTCAGTATAATATTGCCATTTCCACGAAATGTTGTTCTGTAATCCATTGTACATGCCTAACATATATTGCCAGTCTTGTCCCATTGAGAAGTTTTCTTCTCCGGAGTTGCCGCTCGGTTTACCATAAGTACCTTGATTGGCTTGGTGAGTTACAAAGTTTGTTCTACGTAGATTGTAGCCACCGTTCCAAGAACCTTCATTGCCTGCCCAACCGTAGTTTAATTTAGACTGGACTGCTTTTTGCTGATGGTGATTACAAGGTTGTCCGCTTGGTGAACTTCTTGCTGTTCTTGTGGTGTATGTCCATACTCTTGAATCATTCTCCCAATAAAAATATGCTTCATGCTCTGAGCTCATACCCCATTGGTTTGTGCTACTCCAACCACCAATAGTTTGTGTTAGAGTTTCTGTAGTTAGGTTATACTCGTCAATGTTAGAACTTCCGCCTCCAGTAGTCCAACTGTAGTAGGTTTCCCAAAAAACTGTACCTTTGTTTAGTCCGTTATAGCTTCCTGCTTGACTTACATGTCCTGTGTATGCTTGTTCTGTACGCATGTTAAATGCAACAATTACGTTAGAACTTACAGCATGTCCGTTACCAGCACCAAAGATAAATCCAACGTGTTTACCACATGCTCCGCCTTGATAGTTAAAAGATCTAGTAATACTACCGTCACCTAAATTTAATGTAGTATCTGTCGCTTGCGTAGTTCTGTTTACATTGTTCCATGCACTTGAACTTTTATATCCGCCGGCCATAAAATGATGGGTAATAACAGTTCTGATTTTAAAAGGAATAGCCATGCTATTCCATGTTCCTGTAGCACTGTAAAATTCTGCTGCTCCAGTATCTGTGTTTACACGCATACTACCTGCATTAGGTGCAACGCCGCCTGCTTGTGTGTTATATTTTACAATAACAATACCAGAACCACCTGTGCCACCTTGGTTTCCTGCGTTGTAGTGAGAACCGCCGCCACCGCCACCGCCAGTATTTGCACCTGCGTTACCGCCTGGTGTTTGTGCCCATGTGCTAGTGCCTCCGCCACCACCGCCGGATCCATTGTTATATCCATTACCCCCGTATGTTGTGTTGACGGCTCCGCCACCGCCTCCACCTAGGCCACCATTGCCGCCTTGACCTGAGTAGCCGGAACCACCTCCGCCGCCGCCCCAGTAGATAATACTACCAGTAATATTATTTGGAACGCCATTGCCTCCGTGTGCAGGATTAGTAAATCCAATTTGGCCTGCGCCGCCACCGCCGCCTGGGTACCAATAACCATCTCCCCACGCACCATCGTTACCTTGATTGTATATTTGACGACCTCTGTTGCCGCCACCGTATCCGGATGCATTAGCTGCTGGAGTTCCGTTACCTCTACCACCCGATGCTCCACCGCCACTTGCACCATCACCTGCTGGTGCGCCTGAACCATCGTGTCTCGATGCTCCACCGCCTCCGCCATAAGCAGTGATAGATCCAAATACCGAATTTCCGCCGTTTGAACCTCTAACTTGTCCTTGTCCTGCTGGAGCACCAGACCCGCCGCCTCCAACGGTAACTGTAATTGTTTCTCCTGCGTTTACATTATAAGCACCTTCGTAGACAACGCCTCCGCCGCCTCCGCCGCCGCCCATGTCAGAGCCGCCTCCGCCGCCTCCGCCAACAACTAACACTTCAACGGTGTCAACGTTAGACGGAACTGTCCAACTGGTTGTTCCTACGCTTGTAAAATATACAAGTGTTCCTGCTGCTTCTGTTCCTCGTTGCGCTGTTGTGCCTACTGGCAGGGCTAAGTAGCCTGTATCATTAATTGTTGTGCTGTTTAATGTTGCCATTGACTGTCCTTATATGTTGTACCTTGCTCTCATTGCAGTAATTACTAGTTGTGTTTCATCGTCACTTAACCTACGGTTGTAACAAGCAAAATATTTAATCCATCCCCAAGGTTGAGATCCTACGGTGACATCATTAGAGCCACTGTGGTATCCGCCAAGGACACTAAATCCTCTGTTATAACGTCCGTTAGAATTATTAAAACTACCTGTGTATATACCTTGTTGGGCGCTCATACAATTAAATGCATATGTAGGTTGATCACTGTCTTGCCAGCGCCATACACACGCCATATATCTGTCAGGATATCCGTAAAGTTGATTTTGATTAGGGCCACCAGCGTCGAGAAACCCGGAGCCATCGTTGTCATACATTCCTATATCCCAACCACCACTTTGTATAATAACATGGTGATCTGCATTCCAGCTTCTTGTAAGTGTGCGCCATTGACTAGTATCATTGAGTATACGTGTTACACATACGTATGTACATTGCCCGCCGCTTCCAGGAACTCCTGGTAAATCTGTAGAGTTGGTTTGATATTTTGCATTAAGAGAGTTTGTACTGAAGTTCATTGCTTGCTGTCCTGCATCAGGACAACCGCTTGCTATTCTAAAATGATTGTTTTGTCCACTTGTGTCGTACCAAGTAGTACCGCTACCAGGCCAACTGTTAGCATCATCATAACTTAGTTCTAAAATCATGCCATCTCTTGGAATTGCTCCTCGACCTTCTGTTAAAAACATCCAAGCACCGTTATAATAGTATTCGCACATATTATAATCTGTGTTGTATCTCATTGAGCCTTCTGGAGGACTAGAAGGCCTTTGGGCTGAAGTTCCACTTGGCAGTGTCAACGAGCCTGAGATTGCGGAGTTTTTAAGTGTTGCCATTATTATGTTCTCTTAAGTTTATAAATTTCGTCTTTTAATTCTTTTACTGCTTCAATAAGATATGCACTTAGTTTAGTATACATAATTGACTGAGGATTACCATTTTCATCTTTTGTAACTAGATTAGGCAATACTTGATTTACATCTTCAGCAATTAACCCAGCTTCATCTTTCGAACTACCGTCTTTACGATCGTATATTACACCAGCTAGTTGGGCAATGCTATCAAGAGCATTTTGTATAGGATTTATATTTTCTTTTAATGTTATACTTGATGTTTCAGAAATAGTAGCTGCACTCATTGTACCGCCTATAAAAACACTTCCTGCAATTCCTACACCGCCTGCAACTCTAAGTGCTCCTGTAGAAGTACTAGAACTTGCTGTGCCTTCGTCTATGTATACTTGACCTTTAGAACCATTTGTAGTACTGCGTAACACTAAGTTTGCTGATGCGCTTGTACTACCTGTAACAATACCAACAGTCATTGTTCCGGCACTAGGATTGAATCTTAACTTAGAACTAGATACCGTAGCTGCTGTTATAGTGCCGCTTGTAGAACTTGTAAATAGAGGATAAAATGTACTGTTCGTAGTGGTATCATCGCTTACATTAATTGTTTTGTCAACCCAACTTAGATTGCCTGAGCCATCTGTTTGTAGTATTTGATTGCTAGTGCCGTCATCAGCTGGCATCGTAAGTGTATAATCTGCTGCAAGTGATCCAGGTGATTTTATACTAATAGTATTACTATTATCACTGTCAGCTAATTTTAAACTATTTGCGTTTTGGATTTGTAATGTACCTACGACATTAGTTTGCCCACTACCATTTGGATCAATAATCAAATTTTGATTAGTTCCAATTGAAGTAATAGTATTGTCGGTTACAACAGCCAATGTTCCTAATAGCGTATTTCCTGTTATACCTGTTGATAGTTTACGTGCCATTTTTTATCCTCTTATACTGTTACTGTTGATGTTTCGATACCGTACACAACAACAGATACATTAGATGCACTTGAGTAAGCAACAATCTTTTTTCCTGTATCCATTACGATGCCTGTTCTTTCTACTACGCCGTTACCAACAAGTGTAACATCGTACTCTAAATATTCGTCATTTGTTGGAGTATCTGCTGCTGCTAGTGCTAATCTTACCTGCGCATCTGATCCGTTTCTATTACAAATACTTACAGTTACAACTGAAAAAGTATCTGCAGGAACAGTATACAATGTAGCATTAGTACTTGCACTTAACGTTGTTGCTCCTAATCTTCCTGTGGCCATTTTCTTTTATCCTCTCATTATCTTAAGAAATAGTTATATGCTATTGGTATACCAGTTACATCGCCAACGAAGTTAATGTTAGCAGTAATATTTATCACGCCGCCTGCGACGTTGTAAATACTATTGCCTCCGATGAAAATGTCACCTGCTGTTACACTGTTAACATTAAGTGACGCACCACCGCCACCAATTTGTGATTCGATGTATGCTTTTACAGCTCTTTGTGTAGGAACAACAGTATCACTGTTTGCAGTAAAGAATGGATCTGTACTGAATTCTGTAATACTTGCTGAGTTACCACCGAGTGTAACCTCACCTAGTGTAAGTTCTTGCAAGCCTGCAATGTTAAATGCTTCTGCATTTAGTGTTGCAACACCTGTTGCTTGCTCAATAGTAAACAAATCACCAACTCTAAAGTTACCATCTTGGTCAGTACTTGTGTAGAACACTCGTCCGCCATTTGACTGTACTGTTTCGTTATCAGGGTCAGGATCTACCGTAGGTAAACCTGGATAATTTGTTTTGCTAAAGTTACCTGTACCTATATCTAGGAAGTCGTGACCTGTAAGACGTACTTGCGAGTAGCGAATACGCATTGTTACTGGATCTGCATCAGGTAATGTTATTGTTGTATCTACATCAGGTGAAACTTGTAGTATTGCTTTATATGAGCCGTCGTTGCTGCCTATAAAGGAAAGCACATTAACTAGTTTATATGTTGTTCCTGGTTGGCTGTCAAACACAACGTTTGATCCTTCTACAGGACGTTTGCTTAGTCTTCTTACAGCAATATATGAGCCTGTTTGGAAGAAATCGGCACTACCGTTACTGCCAATTTGATCAATGTCTGCTGTTGCTGCTGTAAAACCGGTTCCTCTGTTTACAAAGCTCGGCTGTGCTAATACACCCTTTGCTTTTCTTGCTAATAAGTTAGCATCGTAAATGTTTCCAGGGTCTGTTATAGTAATAAATGGTACTCTGTTGTAGTAACCTGAGCCAGGTTCTACAATACGAATTTGGAAAATTCGTTCGCTTGCAATACTTACTCTACCTCTGGCTCTACAGCCTTTTCTTAACTTAACAACGTGTGTTTTGCTGCCGCCGTTGCTCGAAAGTGCAAACATACCACTGCGTCCTGGATTACCAAATCCAATTGCACCGTGTCCTGAAGGAGTTCCTGGATCTGCGGTTACATTTGTTTGAGTCCAGTATATACCATCTTCAGAAGTAACAACAGTAGATCCTGTTGACGTTTGCGTTGCTACAAATAGGCCTTGTCCATATGTAACTCTTGTATAAGCGGTAGGAGATGCTATTGCAGGCAATGTACTATCCACCCAATTTTTACCATCTAAACTATAGGCGTATGCATTGTTTGTGCTAGAAACTGCAATAAATTTGTTTTTACCATATGTCATGTCTGTGTAGGTTTCGGCACTTGGTCCTGAACCCGCTAGCCAGGTAACGCCATCTTCAGAATAAGTAGATTGTCCTGCATCTGAAATTGCAACAAACAATCCTTTTCCGTAGGTAAGGTGTTGATAACCTGTCCCTGGTAATGCATTTGTTGTTAACAGCCATGTTGTGCCGCCGTCATCTGAGTATGCAACATCCCTATCATTATTAGAAATAACAACATGTCTAGTAAATCCTTCTGCTCCTAATTGTGCAAATGCAACATATTTTGTAGACGCTGCTGTCATTCCTACCGGTAAAGTACCGCTAGTCCAAGTAACTCCGTCTGTTGTGTATGCAACTACATTTGTTTGGTCGGTAACAGCAACTAGTTGACTAGGTCTAAAACTTGTAGATCCGTCATCAACTAAACCATCAGCAGTTCTGTGCCACGTGCCGCCTGAGCCTGCGCTTGGCATAGTGTTAGTTAACCATGTTTCGCCATCCCAGCTATATGCTCCAGCTGTTGTATCACTAAGTGCAATAAACATACCGCCTCTGGCCTCGCCAGTAAAGTCAAATTCAACAACAGCACCTGTTGTAGAATTAATACTTGTTACTGTAATTTCAATATCGTTTTCTGGTGTTGTGCCGCCTACGCTAGTACCAGGTATTGTAATTGTATCTAATCTTTGATAATTTGTTCCTGCACTATCTATAGTTATAAAGTATTTTGTATAAACTTTTTCAACGTCAAAAGTTGCACCACTACCTGTAGTAGAAGTTGTAGTAGAACTTACACCTTCATAAAGTTTTGTAGTTTCAAAATATTTTATGTCATTCCAAGTATTTCCTGCAGGTAATGTATGACCAGAGTCGACACTTGGTGGTGCATCAAATTGCACTCTAGGTTCGATTTGGTATACACTAGTAGAAGTAGGACTTACTATAGTTGTACCAGGAATCATATGATCCCAACCTGCTGCTCCATCTGATTCTCTAACAACTGTAGCAATTTTAGTTCCAGAATCATATGTATCAATAACACCAAACTGACCAACTGCTGAGCCGCCTATGATATATAGCATCATTCCTGGATATGCAGTAGACAAATTTGAGTCTGTAGCAGCAATTGTTATGCTGGAACTAGTTCCAGCTTGTGCTGTATTAGATACTAGTGTATATCCGCTGCCTCCTTGATCAGAGCCAGTACTATCATCAGAGTCTAATATCCTAACGTTGTTGATACCATCATCTCTAAATTCGTCTTCTTCAACTTCTTCGTTGTCGCCCGGACCAAAGAAACTAATACTTACTTGAGTATAATCATTACCAGCATGTTCATATTCTATTTGTAGTATTTCATCTACTTGATCTGTAACAACTGAAGCAACTGTTGCTCTATACTGACTGTCATTGTCAACTACTGCTGTTACTGCTGTTTCTTCTGGATCAACACCTTCTGCTACAGAACCAAAGTCACCGTATGAGTTATTACCGTTAGTACCACGTATACGTCCACCGTTTTCTGCTAGATAACCAACATGTGAGTAGTATGTAAACACAGACACAAGTTCTGCTCTACCGTTGTTAGTGATCCAAGCCCCAATACCATCAGATATAACCTGTGTAAAGTCGTTTGACACAATCGAATCGTTGCCGCCGTTGTGTAACGCACCGTCAATCTTTTGACCAACTGCTGCATAACCAAACGTTGTGCAGTTTTGTACATATGGAGAACGATCTATAATCCATGCACGAGTATCGTCTGGTCCCCAACCTGGATCTAGAGATGCATATGCACCTGCTGTTGGACGACTTGTACCGTAACTATTTCTTGGCCCTAAGTCTCCTTGTAATCCGTCTAATGTTTGTAAACGTAGACCTGTGCCATTTCTTAAGTAATAGAAATCTTCTTCTTGACAGCCTATTACACTGTTTACATAATATCTTGTAGCAAGATTTGTTTTATAGTTAGATGGTAGTGTTATAGAGATGCTATCAGTATATTCTCTTACAAATTCCTGAGGCCATGTTAAATCCCATTTCATAGCATCTACATATTCTCTTACATCTCTTGCACAAAGAGTTCTGTTATATTCGTAGGCTTTCTGAACAATCATAGTATGTTCGTGATCTTCAACATCTAGTTTAGAACCACCTATTGTGGTTGATATAGTAAATGTAGTAGGAGTTAAGATATCTCTCACATAGTATGTAGTTGATGTACTTAATCCAGCATCACTAACAGACGCACTGCTATCATCAGGATTTACAAACTTAATTGGCATGTTCTGTTTCATCCACGCTGTGCTTGTAGCTGTGAATACATCAGTAGTGCCGTTTTGATCTGTAACTGTTGTTTTGAAATAGTTATCTACATATGCAAGCAATTCGTCTACGATAAATTCTTTGTTACGTTCTAGTTGTAATATAGCATTATAACTATTTACATCTTCTACTTGGCGTGTGCCACCTTCGTTAGAACCACCAAATACTGTATCTTGAACTAACTTCCATGTTGCATTTAATCCGTCTTTTGCAGTACTATTATTGTTTGCGCTTGTTATTGCCGATATCAATTGCACTCTCGCAAACTCATTAGCTGCAATAGTAGCTTCTTTCTGATTACCAACAACTTTTGCACTAGGTCTACGCAAGTATGACCATGCAGCAACAGTTGAAGCAAATGTCGATCCTAGCATCCAGTCATATCTAGCAGCATCAAGTATAATTCTTAAATCTCGTTGACACTTATCATGATCGTAATTAAAATCATTGTATGTAGTATTGATATATTGGATAACATCAGGTATAATATCTTCAGCATCGCTTTGTAAATTGCTTACAGCATCTTGTAATTCTGCTGTTTCACTACTAATGTCTGGATATACAATACTAGGCAGTCCTGTCAAATTACCTGCATTGATAACATTAGAAACAATTGTAACTTTTGCTGTTAACTCTGTTGCTTCTGTGCCTGTAGCAGGAGTTCCAGGTTTTGTTTGAGCTGTTGCACTATAAGTTGGTGTAACAGTTGTTTCTTGCACAACATCTTCAATAACTGAAGCCAACTGCGTAAACATAGCTACATGCTGTGCTTCTTGACCTGCAATTTGGATATTGCCATCGTCGTCAAAATAACTTTGGGCAATTCTTGTAGTAGCTAATGTACCTTGATACATTATATCATATGCTAAACCGTCTACAATATAACCTAAATCTCTTGCGCATTTATCTTGGTTGTATGTAAATCCAGCCCATATTCCTGCAGCGCCTGCAATCTGGGCATTTATCCAGCCAACAGTTTCATCAATCAAAAACTGTCTGTTTGCAACTAAGTTATCTTTAGCATCTTTGCGATTTTGTACAACACCTGCATGATCTGGATATGTTATTGCATCCGCTGCTGCAACGCCGTTTTCTAAAATGTCTATAATTTCGTCAAATGCTGCATCTGTTCTTGTAGCAAATGTACTAGATCCAGTTGCACTAGACCCGTCTGTAGTAACACTAATATTTACTAGGCGTTTTGCTTCTGCTAGTGCGCCAGTAGTTTCTACCAATTGATCAGCTAATACTGTGCTTGCATATGCTCTAGTATATGCAATACCATTTTGCACACTGTTAAAGTTACTACCTAGTGCAGCACCGTAGGATATGTCATTCATAATTAAACGTAAATCTCTACGACACTGAGCACTATTATATTTGAAACTACCAAAGTTTTTACTTATAAAATCAATAGTTTGTTCTTGTATATTTGGTAATGCATTTAAGCAAGCATCGCCTGCTGTCTGTAAAGGAATACTTACACCAGATAAATCAGGATATGTAATAGTAGGAGCACTGCCTGGACCTAAATTTATAATATCTGTGATATTAGTCATTAGGTTTGATATTGTAGTTGCAGCCGCTGCACTTCCTGCTTCACCGTTAGTTTGTGTTAATCCTTTTGTATTATACAAAGGTGTTACTGTAATATTTCTTGAAATTGTTTGTAACAAGTTGCTTAGGAAAGCATATGCAGCTAATGTTGCAGTTTTTTCTGATCCTGCAATTTGTAGTGTTCCGCTGTTTCCGTTAAAATAAGCCAATCCTGCATTAACGCTTTGCCAGTTACCTTGGTATGACAAATCGTAACATATAGCATCTATAATATATCCTACATCTTGTTTACATTTTGTTTTACTGTAGTACAAATAACTTGCAGAGGTAGGATCTGACTGATATTGATCAGCAATATATCCTGTTACTTCTTCCTTAATAAAATCTTTGTTAGCAATGATCAAATCTCTAGCGTATGCATAATTTGCATCATGAATTGTATCTACACCAGGAAATGTAACATTATTCTTTTCGCTAATACCAAAGTTTGCATTATTTTTTATAACACGAGCAAGTTGTTTAACCGCAGCTTCTTGGTCAGCTTCACCGAATGGAAATTCTGCACTTTGAGTGGTAGTATTACCAGTTGTTGGCGTAACAGAAACACCTCTTACAATATCTCCGATAATTTCTTCTAATCTATTAAAAGACTGTATGCTATAAATTGCGTCTGTTTTTGGAGTAAGGGTTGTGTTACTTTCTTTTCTAGGCTGTACATTGGTTGCTCTTAATTCGTCACCCATTACACAACAAAGTGCAGGAACAATAATAGGAAGCATTTCATAGTATTTTCCTGTAGACACTTTTATAAGCGTAGTTCTTTCTAGTCTTACAGGAAGATCATCGTCATTACCTGCTGTAATTGCATCTGTAATTATTCCAACTAATCCTGCTATTTCTGTGTAAACGCCAGATTCGGATGCTGTTCCTGTAACATCTTGTGTAACAATAGCTGTAGAATTGTCACCGTTTGTTACCTGGTAGTTGGTTGTGGGTGCTGTTTGATTAAGCACTGCCTGAATAACAGTTAAACCGTAATTAATTGCCGCAGTAGTTTGAGCTTTTTGTGTTAGATACGGAGATCCAGTAGTGTCATTTATGTATGACAATGCTGCTTCTCTGGAACGTACATTACCGCCGTGTGTAATATCCCAAACTGCTGCATCAACAATCAGGCCCATATCTCTTTCACATTTTTTAGTGTCGTAGTCAAAATTTTCCCATATAGAGCCAACACCTGCGTTATCAATTTGATATTCGATCCATTCTACAATTTCTCTCTGAATGAATCTTCTGTTAGCTTCTAGTAATCTACGTGCATTAGGATTTTTTGCACCTTGTTCCACTTGTTTCGCTGCGTACCTAATGCTTGCAAATGGACGGTCTAATGTTCTGCCATATTCTGGAAATGGACTATCAACGCCATGTTCTGCAACATAATACACATCGTCGGCTGCACCTAAGTACGCCCATTCTGGTATACTATCTGAATTTACAGTTAATACTTGTCCATTTTCACCAACTGGTAATCTAGCTGGACCTGATCCACTATAGTAAACCATGTCACCTGTAGTTGTAAGAACACTTTGTTCGCTACCTATAGATAATATGTTCCAGTATGTTTGATTTACATCTAAGTCTGGACGAGAATTTTGTGCACCGCCGCCTGGATCTGTAGGTGTTTCAGTTGAGAAATCATCACCTTCTGATATATGTCCTTGTATACAAATATAGGAATTAGAACCGTAACGTACTGCGTCACCTGCATAATATTTTTGGTCGTCTAACCATTCTCCGCGCCATTTAATACCATAAGAAAATACATTCCAGTATGTAGCATTTGGCGGTTCTTGATTTGAATTATCTGCTATACAAATGTAATTATAACCGCTATGACTAATTAAATCACCTGCTCTATAATCTTGGTTAGCAGAGTCATCGCCCCATTCTCCTTTCCAGCGCAACCCTTCTAAGAATATATCCCAGTCGTCTGTTTGAGAGAATGGATTTTGTGCAATGTGATTGGTTTTTGCAATATACTGGTTGCCACCGTATCTTACAACATCGCCTACATTATAAGTAATATTAGGTGACCAATCGTTTTCAAACTGGAAGCCTCTTACGAATTGTTCCCAATTAGAACTATCAGCTGCAAAACTTGTGGTACCGCTATGATCTGTTGTACAAATCCACAAAACAGCGCCATAGTTTACTACATCATTAATTTTCCATTTTGTATCAGGAGTCCAAGAGCTTTTGTATTCTAGCCCTCTATTAAAGTAGTCCCAGTTTCCTATGTCTTGTTCTAAACCGAGTGCTTCTGTAGCTGCCGAAGTATGATAAGTGTTACAAACAAATGTTTGGCCACCATACTTTACTAGGTCATTTTCTATGTAACGGGTAGCAGGTGTCCAGTCTCCCTTCCAAGCAAGCCCTTCGGAAAATATAGTCCAATTTGCACTATCTGCTTCTAAACCTTGTGTACTGTCGTCTGCGGATGTATGTACAGTATTACAAATATATAAACGTCCACCGTATTCTACAACATCATTGTAAGAATACGCTGTGCCTGTTTGCCATGTTCCGCTCCAGTTTAAACCGTCACTTACAAGATTCCATTTTGGTGGAACTATATCAAAATCTGTAAAGAAATCTGGTGAGCTGCTGTGACCTATTGTACATATGTACATACGTCCGCCAACCGCTACAACGTCATCCTTATAATAAGTTGTGGAAGTTGCCCAGTCGCCCTTCCATACAAATCTAATTCTACCTAGTTTAAATTCTGCCATTTATTTGTACTCCGCTACAGTATTTAGTTTATTTTTATCTTTCTGTTTTATTGCATGGTTGGATCAAATGCATCCCTGTGGAACATTTGTTGTCCTAACAAGCTTCCTGCTAATCCAGCTCCTGCGCCATCAAAAACTACAGGAGATAGAACTTGTATAGTATTTCCTTGCGGATTTCCTATTTCATTATTTTCGCCACCAACAAATATTCCGCCGGCGACCAAAGCATTTGTTTCTAAATCAGATCCTCCAACACTTAACCTGTCTGCTAAGAATGTTGCAATAGCTCGTTGTGTAGGAACAATATTGTTAGAGTCTGCACTAAAAGTAGGATCAGTTGAGAATTCTCTAATTACTGCACCTGATCCGCCTAGTCTAACACCACCGAGTGCAAGTTCTGAAAGACCGTCTAGATCAAAGAAGTCAGCACTAATAGTAACAATACCGGTTGCTTGCTCAACTGCAAATAATTCTCCAGTTCTAAAGTTACCGTTTTGGTCTGTACTTGTGTAGAACACACGACCGCCGTTTTGTTCCAATATTTCATTTTCTGGTGCGCTTACAAAATATGCTCCTCCTGCATATAAGTCAGGATAGTTAGTTTGAGTAAAGTTGCCTGTACCTATATCTAGGAAATCGTGCCCTGAAATTCTACATTGCGAATATCTTTCTCTTATAGAAACATTTGTTGCATGTGCTAAGTTGTACTCATGTTCTATACTAGGAGAAACTTGAATACGTGCTCTAGATCTAGACCTACCGGTTCCATCATCGCCTAAGTCTGTCACTACAACCGCTGTAAATATTTTTAGATCATCCGGTTCTTCTGTAATTTCATTTAGGATTCCTTCAATTAATATTTGAGCACCTGGTCCAGGAAGCCTCTCAAGATTCTCTAAAACAATATATCTATCTTCTGGAATTTTATCTGCATAGCCGTTTCCTGTAATTGTAACGTTCGTACTAGAGGTCCTATAACCTTGACCTCTATTCACCCATTCCGGCTGACTCAAAGAACCGTATCCTATTCGTACATCTATTCCTATTTCTGTTGAAACTTGGTTGTCAATAATATCTACTTCTGGAAGAGATGCTGGATTATACCCACTACCAGGATCAGATAGTTTAATGTTGTTGAAGCCACCGTTACTGTTTAGAGAAGATCGCGCTTTCGCTCTACAGCCTGTAGCAACTTTGTTTATAGCATTGGTTCCTGTACCATCGCCTACCATTAAGAAACTTAATTGATTATTAGGGTTTCCTGCTGCAAGGGTTTTCCATTCTTTAGGTTCTGTTACAGTACGTTCTGTCCATAGTAATCCATCTTCGCTTGTTGCTAGATAGGTTGTAGGACCTGTTGTAGGGTCCGAACCTATAACCTTACTTCCTGTATTACAAACTGCAAAAAATACACCCTGATAGTATTCCATTTTTTCCCAAACCATTGTTGTACTACCATCTTCTTTTGGCATGTCATTGGTTGCTGTCCATGTAACTCCATCAAAGCTATACCAAACATCACCATCAGCAGTCATTAATATAAATTTACCGTTACCATAAACTAATGATTTAAAATCATAATCTCCTGCAGGTATAGCATTAGTATTTCTAGTCCATGTAGTTCCGTTGTCTGTGCTAGTAGCTGTAAATCTTTCACTTCCTACAACGCACCATGTACCTCCACCATATGCAATAACTTGCCATTGGGTAGCAGTACTGTCTCCAACTGTATCATCTGGTATTGATGATGTAGACCATGTGCTACCGTTAGTGCTAATAGCAACATCGTTGTTATTCTCTGCAATAGCTATCCATCTACCATTAGCATATTCTACGTCTACCCAATCACCTGCTGTTGGCATATTGTTTATAGTCCAGTTTATTCCATCTAAAGAATATGCTCCGTTAGAACTGTTTGTCCTTAAGGCTACAAACTTATTATCTGCTCCTTTAACTTTTTTCCAATTTCCTGTTAACGGTAGTGTGCCTGTTCCCCATGTTTGGCCATCAGCACTGTAAAACGCATTACCATTTGTAGTGTCAAGAACGACAAACTTTCCATATTGTCCTGTGCCTTCACTATAGATAGTTGCAATAGCATTGGTACTATCTTCTGTTGTAGTAAGCACTCTAATTGTTAAATCATTAGTAGGGGTTGATCCTCCAAGTAAATCTCCTGTAATGGTTATAGTGTCTCCCACAGCATAGCCTGCACCTGTGTCTGTAATGGTAACTTCATAAGTTTTTCCTCTTTTCACAACAGTAAATTCTGCTTCTGAGGGTACAAGTCCGTCATTGTCAATCACTTCTCCAGTACCTAATTGACCTTGTAGTCCTGTATATGTTTCTGTTGTTTCACCATAAGTGGCATCTGCAATGCTATTACTTCCTGGCAAATCGTAAGGTTGATCGGAAAATCCAGGATGAGGTATTGTTATTCTAGGCTCTATTCTATATTGTGTATTTCCTGACAATACACTAGCAATTGTTGTTCCCGGAACAACATGATCCCATCCTGGCGTATTATCTGAAATCTTATATACTTGTGCAATTTTTGTAGCAGAACTATATGCATTTATATAACCAAATTGACCTGTTCCGTCGCCTCCAACAATTGTTATTCTTTGACCAATTGCTTGAGGAGCAGTGATATCTTCATCTGGTGCAAGAGTTATTGTGGTTGTATCACCGTTTGCTGCATTATCAAAAACATTTGTATATCCTAATCCGCCTGGGTCGCTAGATCCGTCTGGGTTTGTTAATCTAAGTTCTTTTATTGCACCGTCTCTAAAATCTGTAAATTCTACCTCTACATTAACACCTGATCCGATAAAGTTTGCAGATGCACTGGTGTATTCTTCTCCAAAATGATCAAATTCTAACATAAAGATTTCATCGGAAAATTCTCCAGCAAATGCAGAAACAACTGTAGCTTCATTTTGGCTTCTGTTATCTATAGTTGCTGTTGCAGGAATTTCCGTGTCATCAATACCGTCTGCAATAGATCCGTATAGTCCATAAGAGTTATTACCATTTGTTGCTCTAATAACGCCACCATTATCTGCAAGGTAACCAACTGAACAATAATATGTAAACACAGACACAAGTTCTGCCCTAGCGTTATTAGAAACCCAGGCACCGATACCGTCACTTAATACTTGTGTAAAGTCATTAGACACAAATGATTTGTTACCACCGTTGTGCAATGATCCGTCAATTTTTTGTCCTACACAACTGTTTCCTATTGTTGTTACACCCTGGATGTAAGGAGAACGTGTGTTAATCCAAGTTCTATTGTCATCTGGTCCCCATCCAGGATCTAATGCACAGAATGCACCCCCTGTAGGACGTCTATATAAATCATAAACACCTGGAGGATTAAGTACTCCTCTAAGTCCTTGGACTGTACAACTTCTTAATCCCGTTACATCTCTCAACCAGAACATATCGTCTAATTGGCTTCCTAATGTAGCGTTTACGTATCTTCTCGCACTAAGAACTGTTTTGTAATTTCCTTCATATTTTAAGTCATAAGCAATTGCTCTTAATAAATGTCTTACATCTTCTTCTACTCTTGATCTTGTAAATGTAACTCCAGGATTGGATGTTTCTAAAAAGAGTGAAAGTTCTCTAGCAATAAAGTTTTTATTGGCTAGTAAACAAGTTGCAGCTCTACCTCTTGAAATGTCATCAGATAAAGTATTTGTTCCACTTATTGTTGGGTCAACACCTGTGCTGTTAATTCTAAAATCACAATAAGATTCCCAGTCATCGATTAAAGATGCAATTACAGCACCGGCACCTGTACCTGCTGGAAGTTGAGTTAAATCTCTCGGTACGTCATTTCCTGGCTGCGTTATATAAGCATTGTTGTTTAAAATATCAAATAATATTGTTTCAAAGTGTGCAAGATACTGTTTTACGTATGGCAAATCGCCTGTATACTCTGGTAATATATCATTAGCAACAATTAGTGTAGATCTTAATTCGTCGCCCATTACTACGCATCCTGCCGGAATTGTCATAGGTCCAATTTCTTCATATCTTCCTGTAGCAACTTTTACTTTTACAGGAGTTAATGCACTAAAATTATCTTCAACATATTCTACAGCATGACGTACTGTTCTAAATGGTCTGTGTGGATGTGTACCAAACCCATCTGCGTCTGTTCCATTTGATGCAACATATATAACATCAGTGTCGCTAAGGTAATTCCTCCAAAAAACTGTATCGTCATCTATTACACTCAACACCTGCGCATTTGAGCCTATAGGCACATTTGTTAATCCATAAGTACTTCCGTCACCTTTAAGTGTTTGACTTAGATTGTAAGTTAGCAAATCGCCCTTTGCATTCATACCTACTTCGTTTGGCGATTCAATAATTAATTCCCAGTATACAAATCCGCTACCATTATCTCCAGGATAATTTCTGCTGCTGCTTGTATGCTGTTGTAAACATTTCCAAGTATCTCCAAAGAAAGTTATAACTTCTCCTACAAAATATTCTTTGTTTTGTATCCAAGATCCTGTGCTAGAGCTTGTGTCTACATCAATTGTTATTTTAGCACCCATGTCTGTATGGTTACTACACCAATAATATAAAGTTGTAGGAGTGTTTTCTGTTATAGTTATTTCAACTCTTCTATATGTTGCAGCGATAAATGTATCATTATCAGAATACTCTGCATATGTTACAGGAATATTGTCTAAGTAATAGCGCACATTCTCAAGATAAACATCGCCACCGTCTACTAACTCACCGTTGATATTATTAGAACTAAAATTTAATTGGTGTGGATTGGTTATGCCACCACCAATTTGATTAGGATAATATACATTTTCTAAATTATTTTGATTGAAAATATAAGTATTACCTACTTTAAATTCTAATGGAGGGTGGTAAGCTGTATCAAGAATATACTTATTACCTTCTTCAAATCTATTTTCTATAGTTACCCTGTATTCTATACAAGAATGTTGTTTAGACCAAGCTAATCCAGAAAAAACTAATTCCCATTGACTTGGATCCAAATAATCAATAGTAGATCCGTCATTTGCTTCTGCATTTATAGCATCTCTTGCGACATATATGTTTCCGCCCCTGCGGACTAAGTCTCCTGGTCTGTAATACCCTTGTGTTTGCCAATCACCTAAGAAAGAAAATCCGTGGGCAAAAGGAATCCAGTTGCTAGTACTGTCATTTAGTGTTGGATTACTATCAAAACTATCATTTATAGCATACCATACATAGCCACCATGTCTAACTACATCTCCTGTTTGATACTGAATTGTACTAGACCATTCCTGTTCAAATTCGAACCCCGGAAATTCTACATCAAATCTTACTAAATCTATTACAGGATTCTCGTCAGGATCTGCAAACACCAAACTAGTGTGCGTTTCTGTACATCTATAAATTGATCCACCGTACTGTACTAAATCATTTTTTCTAAATAGAGTAGCAGGCGCCCATTGGCCTACATATTCTACTCCGTCGTGGAAAACTTCCCAGTCATCTTCATTATCTTCTAGTATTGCTCCAGAAACATGTGATACTATACATTTGTACACAATGCCATTATATTTTACTAATGCACCTTTGCCGTAATCTTGAGAAGATGTCCAGTTACCTTTAAAATCTATACCAGTTGCGTAAATATTCCAATTTGCTTCGTCAACATACCAGTCACTAGAATTAGGAACGTTTATTATACATACCCATAAGTAACCGTCTTTTAGTACAATGTCGCCTTCAGCATATGTTGTGCTAGTAGCCCACTCTCCGCGGAATGTAAAACCAGCAGTCATAACCACCCAACGTGGAGCAGGAATTGGAGGATTTGACCCAGGAACTGTAGCGTCTTTGTCTGTGTTAAAAATTGCCGATGCCGTATGTCCTACTAGACACACATAACTTCTACCACCATATAATACAACATCGTCTCGATTGTATGTAGTACCGGTAACCCAAGTACCTTTCCAGTTGTATTTAAATCTTTCTAGTTTAAACTCTGCCATTTACTGCTCCTTAATATCCTGGCGACGATATGTTTTCAGGATACGAATATCCTTCATTGATTAATTGTACAAATGTGCCTGTGTCAGGTTCTATATAATATAACAAACTTCTTCCATCCCATCTAAGCTGTTGGTATCTTAAATTATCATATACAATATTATGATCCTGATCTATTCCGTCTAAGAAATCTATACCTTCTTCAAAATCTGGAAAGTTTTCTTCCGGGTCTCCTAATTCGTTTATAGTAACACTAGCGTCTGCACCGCCTTGAAGTTGATCAACCCTTATAAGAAATAATTCTCCATCATCATTTCTACGTAGGCCGTAAAAATATCTTTTTATGATTCCGTTTAAAACGTCCTGTGGATTACTACCTATAAAATAAGTCATCTTTCTTCCTTATGTTATTTCAACAACACTTAAAATAACATCAATGCTGTCGTCCACGCTAGAACGAACTAACAATCTGTTATTAGGTGCAATAATTAATTTTTCACCTGTGCTTACTGCTCGTAAACTTGTATTCGCTGGTAAAACTGTATCTTTCAAATAATATCCTGCAACACTTGTGTTATCTTCTAATATAATATCGCAATAGCAAAACTCTGAGGTTAAGTTAGTTAAACTTAGTCCTACCACAGTGTTTCTTGTAGATGCGTCTGTTTCTAGAATCAAAACAGGTTTTGTACCTACATTTTTTATTACCTTATTTTCAAAAAGTGTTGCCATATTTTTATCCCAATGTTAATACTATTCCTAGTGCTAATTCTTCAGCTTCTGCACGAGAAATACCAGTGTTTGTACCTGCAACAGACACCCAGTTCTGACCGTCCCAAATTTCTGTCCTTGCAGACGTAGTATTCCAGCGCATTTGCCCTGTTTCAGTATATGCTAATCCAGGTCTATTTGCATCTGTACCGACCGGAATAACCATTCCATACGTTCCAGCAAACTTAACATATCCGTTGTTAGTGTTTTGGAAAGTTGTTACACTATCTGCTACACTATTTGTAATTGTATTATTGCTAAACGCAAAGTTTTCAATAATAACATCACCAGTTCCGTTTGCTGTTAGCTCAAGATCTGTATTAGCTGTATGTGTACTTATCACATTGCCATCGATGCTTATGTCATCTACTATAATTTTGTTTGCTCTTAATCTAGTGGAATTAACATCTGCAATTACCTGATTGTTTACTGTAAATCTAATAACATTATCGTTAGCACCCGGTGTTAATTCTGCGGTTACACTGGTGTCTCTGTCAGAATCAATTACTCCGCTTAGTTGTATCCAAGTAGTACCATTATACCCTTCAAATATATTAAGATCGCTATTAAATCTAATTTGCCCTGATACTGCTGTTGGTCTTTGTGCTTCTGTACCTACCGGCAGTTTTAATGCACCAGTTGAGTTTATGATTACATGCTCACTGCCTGGAGATAATATCATATCTCCAGAAGTTGAAATATCGTTTTCTTGTATTACAAAATCTTCAGCACTAATATACCCTGTACCATTTGATCTCAATTCTAAGTTAGAATTACTATTTGTTGTAGTAATCACATTTTGGAATATCTTTATATCGCCAGTATTAAACTCGTTTGCAGTAGCAGTGCCTGTAAGTGTGATATCGTCTGCTGTAAAGTCTCCAGATATTGTCAAATCATTACCTACTGTAACATTTCCGTTAACAGTTAAGTTATTATCAATCAAAACATCGTTGTTTGGGATGTAAACTTTACCTGTACCATTTGCTCGTAATTCTAAATCAGCATTTGATACTGTTGTTTCGATATAGTTGTCGTCTATTTTAATATCGCTTATATTAAAATTATTAGAAGTAACTGTGTTGCTTGCAGTAACATTTACAACAGAAATGTTTTGCCCTACAGTTAAGTCTTGACTAAATGTAACATTATTGCTTGGAACTTTAATTACACCAGAGCCGCTTGCTCTTAATTCTAAATTTGCATTTGAAGATGTTGTTGTTATATAATTGTCATTTATTAAAATATCTTCAAATTGTGCTGCACCTGCAACGTCTATATCTTGTGTTACAGTAACATTTCCTGTTACATTAGTATCACCTGTTTGGTTAATATCTCCTACAAGTGTAAATGTTCCGTTGATAGTAGTATCTGATAAGGTTGTTGTTCCATCAACATTTAAATTATTATCTATTTGTACATCGTTTGTTGGTACAAGTACTTCACCTGTACCATTTGCCCGTAATTCTAAATCGCTATTAGATTCTGTAGTTGTTATATAATTTGTATCTATTTTTATATTGTCTACATTAACTTGGTCAACAAAAAGATTTGACCATGTGTTAGTTGATATACCTAAAGAGTATGTGCTTGTGGTTGCTGGTATTAGATTACTGTTTATACCGGCAATAATTTGTAAGCTATCTGATGCTTCATCGCCAATGGTAATGTTACCACCTATACTTACATCGCCTGTTACATCTAAATTTCCTGTTACGCTAACATTATTTTGTAAATTAATTTGATCACTTGTTGCATCAAAGTTTATATCGCCAGATGTACTAGATACTGTATTTCCGCTTATTCTTAAATTGCCGGTGTCAATTCTTTCACCATTTATAAATGTTGTGCTAGATCCTGTTGTAAATGTTGCCCCAGATGTTAGATCAATGTTTAATGCACTAGCAACAAAACTAACTGTTCCATCTTCTTGATTTACATAAAAAAGGTCTCCAACTCTAAAATCACCTTTGTGATCAACAGAATTATATCTTATTTTTGCATCATTTAATTCTGTAACTTCTTTGGTTTGATCAACGCTTTCTGCATCATTAGTAACTTCTTTGCCATTTCCAATATATGCTAAATTTTGTCCTATTGCATAAACAATTACACCAGGGCCGTCACCATATAATCCATAGTTACCGTAAACTGAAGCAGAACCTATCATGCGTATCTCTGCACCAAAATCTCTTACATCTACAAACTCTATTGTTGTTGCAGTTGTTCCACTACCATTAGATATACTTGCTGGAGTTGTGTCAAAGTCTAGTAGATCTACATTCTTTCCGTCTACTATTAGTATGTCGGAATCTTCTACACTTTCTACAGTTATGTTTACAACAGTAGAAGCGTCTGTTGAAGTAAATGTTACTGTGTCTGATGCAGCAAATCCCGGGCCGCTTATGCCGCTTAATCTTATACGGGTTTTACCATCTCCAGCTAATCCGTCGTTGCTATCAAATGCATAAACAGACTTTTCTGCAAAATATGTAAATGAGTTTAACCATTCTACTCTAACTCCGTTTGTTGCTGTAATACATTCTACACCTGGAGTAATAAATGTTGCACTATGGAACAACATACTTGCTTCTTTAGAATTTGCTGTTGCATATGCCCCGTCAATGTATGCTCCTTTACCTGCATCGCCTGACAAGTAACCTCTAGGATCATCTGCGGTTGTTGTGCTACCATTTGTAATTACTGTTACGTTTCTGATGTAAGGAGAACGAGTTGTTACTTCAAAATCTGTAGCGAATCGAAAACCGTAACCGTTATCAGGAAATGTTCTATTTCCTCCATTGCAACTAAAAACTAGTCCACCAAAATATAAGTTTGCACCAACGTAAGTATCATGGGCAACATCTGTAGTAATTACAATTTCGCCTGTTGTGTGATCATAAACAGCATTTGTTACATTTGCAATCAACGATGTACTATCGTCTGCATTTATAGTACCACCACTTACATATGTATGAGCAAACGGTGCAGTGCCTACATTGATTCTAATTGTGGTGCTGTTGTCAATTTGTGTTACTTCATATAATTTTTTACCACTATAAAATCCTGTTAACATTAAATCTTCAACAGTACTTTCTCCGTTAACAATGATTGCGTCATTATATCGTGTATCTGTTGTTGGTTGGATTGTTACAGCTCTTAAACCTGTACCTTTAAGTGTTACACCAACTGGAACAGTTAAAGGAAATTCTTCTGTGTATATTCCAGGATAAACATATACAAGATCGCCGGCAGTTGATTGACTCAATGCATGTTTTATACTAGCAAAGGGATCTTGTGGGTGATCACCACTTGCAGTATCGCTGCCATTTTCAGCAACATAATATATGTTTCCTTGTCTAAGTATTAGATCAATTCCGTCTACAGTAAGATCGCCTACTGTTAAAGAATCTGTTGTAATTTGATTTACCCATACATCTTTCCATTTTTTAGATGGACTACCTAATGTATATGTTTGATGTAAGTCTGGGATAATATCACTTGCAATTTCTGCATTAATAGTAATACTATCTGTATCTGCGTCACCTAAAGTAATATTGCCGTCAGCAGTTATATTTCCTGTTGCATGTATGTTTCCATCAACATTCATATTACTAAACACTTCTACAGTGCCAGTGCCGTTTGGACGGAATTCTAGATTTGCATTAGAATTATTAGTACTAATAACATTGCCTTCGATATCAATGCTATCAATACGTGCTTTGTTTTGATAAACTACGGTATCAAGTGTACCTAAGTTTAAGTACGGATTTGTAGTACTTATAGTGTTGCCAACTATGTTAATATCAGCAATATCTGCTTCTGTATCAACAATTAAATTAGTTGTGCGTGTAGTACCGTTTATGTCTAATTCGTATTGAGGTGCGCTTCTTTTTATGCCGATGCGCTGATTATTAACATCTAGATACAGTAAGTCTGTCTCAAAGGCTAAATCAATCCCATTACGGATCAAGTTAGACTTTAAGAGCGGACCTGATATACGACCAACAGCCATCTCTTCTCCTCAATACGGGGATCCTGTCCCTCCAACCACCTTACATTGCGGGTTGACCACAGTTCGTCCTGCTACGGATTGGTCGTCCTTTGTAGCATTAATAGTATTTATCGGATTAAGAAAATAAGTGCTTGTTACCCTAGTGCTAGAGTATATTCTAAAAGTAAGTCGTCAAATTCGGACTGAGTAATAGCAGTAAACACACCTGCAGATGCAATGTACACATCACCGTCCCAAGTCTCTAATATTCTTGTTTCTGTATTCCATCTTGTGTCACCAACTGGCGGATTGACAGAATTTCTACCTAACACATAACCTGTACCAGCAACATAATTACCTATTACTGCGCCCGAAGTATCAACAGCAATTTCCAATCTTGTTGTAGTAGGCGCACTAACAACACCATGGCTTCCTGGAGATGTACTATCATCTGTGTTAAGATTTTCTAATGCATCATCAGGCGCACTTTCAACACCGCTTATATAAACTTGATCACCAGTTGTCAATCCATGCGCACTGGCTACTTCAATAACCGTCGTAGACCCTACGCTAACAATGCTTGTAATGTTTAATCTACCAGAATAAATAGGTTGGTCTTTAGTTTCACCGTATGGTACAACTACACCATATGTGCCGTCAAACTTAACTTTACCTTGTCCAGTGTTTCCTATTAATAAACTTGTTCCTGAAGTTGCATTGTTTTTTATTAAATTATTTTCAAAACTTACATCATCTATTACTAAGTCACCTGTGCCATTAGTAACAAATTCTAAATTACTGTTGCTTAATGTTGTTGTGATTACATTACTGTTAATTCGTATATCATCAACATCAATTCTATTTGCTACAAGTTTGTCAGTGATTTCTACTCTTAAATCAGTAGAATCTAAAGGACTGTAACCTCCGCCAACAATCATTCTAATGTTGTTAGAAAATGCATCTACGGTTACACTTGTTAATCTATCATCTGAGTAAACACCGCCAAAACCAGTAAATGACGTTCCGTTATAACCCTCAAAAACATTATCATCAGAATTAAATCTCAAATCACCTAATTTAGTATCTCTTTCTGAAGTGTCTCCTACAGGTATTTGTAAAGATGCTGTGGATGTAATGTTTATATTATCTGCTGTTAAATTTAAATCAACATCGGAACTATCTAAGTTTCCTGTTATTATTGTACCATCATTAAATTGTAGTTGTTCTAATAAAACAGCACCAGTACCATTTGCTCTAAGTTCTAAATTTGCATTTGAAACAACAGTAGCAATGTTATTATCCCAAATTCTAATTTGATCGTCTGTTTGTAATATTTCAGCATAAAATTGATCACCGTTAACATTGGTTACACCGAGTATATCATCTGCGCCTAAATCTCCTATAAAGGTAAGATTGTTAAGCACACTAAGATTATTATCTATTAAAACTTGGTTAGGTATAAAAACTTTACCTGTTCCATTTGCTCTTAGTTCTAAGTTGCTGTTAGACTCAGTGGTTTCTATATAGTTGTCTCTAATGTGTAAATTATTGCTTGCGTACAATTCTACACTAGTTATATTTTGATTTGTAGTTAAATCATATGTGTTTATATTTGTGGTTGTTAAATTTTGATCTATTTCTACATTGTTGTTAGGAACTAATACTATACCGCTTCCAGCTGCTCTAAATTCTAAATCTGCATTACTTACTGTTGTTGTAATGTAATTGTCATCTATCTTTATTGATTCTAGATTTACAACTTGATTAACATTTAATGTTTCACTAATATTGAGATTAGTTGTAGAAAAATTTCCTGTAAAATCTAAATCGCCAATAGGAGTAAATGTTCCTGTAATAGTTGTATTTTTTAAACTAGTATCGCCGTTAACTGTCAATGCATTTAAAAAATTAACATTATTATTAGGAATATAAATTTTACCAGTGCTATTTGCCCTAAGTTCTAAATCAGCATTAGATGCTGATGTAGTTATAAAATTATCTTGTATTTTTATATCTGATATCTGCGCTTGAGATAGCCATATGTTTTTCCATGTCTTAGAAGAAGATCCTAAGTTATATAAACCACTAATATCAGGAACAATATTTTGTGTAAATTCTGTTTCAAAATTAATTGTATCTGTAGGCTGATCTCCTAGAGTTATCAATGCGCCGCCGACGCTTAAATTGCCACTAACATCTAAATTTTTACTTATAGATGTGTCATCTAGATAATTTATATTACCACTTGCTGCACTAATATTAATTGCGCCTGCTAAACTTGAAATCGTATTTCCTGAAAGTCTAATATTTCCGGTTTGAACTCTTTCACCATCTATATAGGTAGTTTGATTATTTGTAGTTATTGTTAAACCGTTTAAAGAATCGATATCAGCTTCAGTTAAATTTAATGTTGTTTCGCCAGTTTCCTGATTAATAGTAAAGTCGTCACCTACCCTAAAGTTACCCAAATGATCAATTGATTGATAATATATTTTACCACTATTAAGTTCTGTAGCTTCTTGGCTTTGTATAACTCTGCTAGGATCATTGTCAACATATTTTCCTACGCCAATGTAAGCAAAGTTGTGTTGTATTAGATACATTAAACAATCTGCACCATCTGCTACAGCACCATAGTTACCGTATACGTTTGCTGATCCAATAGAGCGTATTTCTGCACCGTACTTGACTGTTGAGCCATCTGTACTTAAATGACCTGTAACTCCATTTTTAGCGTATAATCCTCTGTTAGCAAAGTAGGTAAACGAGTTTAACCATTCTACTCTAACACCGTTAGTCATTGTAATTGCATCTACACCAGGAGTAATAAACGTACAACTATGGAAGAGCATACTTGCTTCTTCACTTGCACTAGGAACTACCCCGCCATCAACTAATGCACCTTTACCTGCATCACCACTAGCAAAGCCTCTAGGGTCACTTGCACTTGTTGTTGTACCCTTTGTTATAACTGTTACGTTTTGTACATATGGAGATCGAGATGTAATAACTGCATTAGGTGCAAAGCGGAATGCATATCCGGTGTCTCCTACACTGTCATAATAAAAATCTGTAACAGTTAAGTTTTGAATAGTTGTTTCGCCATTTAAATGAAATACGTCTTCACTTTGATATGCACTTTCTGGTCTTATAAATGTATTGCGCATATCTAAACCAATTATACTAGTGTTTGTAGGAATGACTAATGGTAACTCTTCTTCATAGCCGCCGGGATAAACATAGATTGTTACTGGACCGCCTATGCTTGCATCTGCAACACTCAGGGCATGTTTCAAAGTTTTGAAAGGACCGTTAGGATGATCTCCTACATTAGTATCATCGCCATTTTCTGCAACATAAAATATGTTACCTGCTCGTTCTGTTAATACTGCTCCTGCGGCATCAATGCCTCCTGAAATTGTAATATTTCCATTAATTGACTGTGCTTCAAGTAATATAAAACGTTTGTTAGGCAATCCAATATCATAAGTCACATTAATATCAGGTAACATATCGCTTGCAATATCTGCATTAAGTGTAATTGTATCTGTAGGATATGTAGAGTCATCAGCAGCATCGCCTATAACAATGTTACCGTCCATTGTTATATCTCCTGTAGAATGTATATCTCCGTATACATTTACAGAAGAAAGAGATTCTATAGTACCAGTTCCGTTAGTTTTTAATTCTATATTAGCATTTGATCTGTAAGTTGATATTGTATTGTCGGTAATTTTTACATTGTCTGTTTGAAAATTACTTAAATTAATAGAACTTGCTGCATTTAAATTAATATCTCCGGACAAATTTTGTATTTGTCCTGTACTGATATCAAAGTCAGCTATCTGAGCATTTGTTTCTGCAATTAAATTTGTTGTTTTTGTAGTGCCACTAATATCTAGCTGATTTCCAGGATTAGCTTTATTAACACCAATGATTCCGTTGTTTACATTTAAATATAAAAGTTGTGTGTCGCTTAATGTATTCCTAAAGGCAAGGTCAATGCCGTTACGCTCTAAATTTGCAAATAGCAATGGACCTGAAATTCTACCTACTTGTGCCACTTAATATCTCCTTGACACAGTATTTATAGTATTATTTGTTGAAATTATGTAGCACTGTAACAGGTTTGTCTAAGTCTACAGCAGATGTAAACGACAAATACCATCCTGGAACATATGGGCCTGTGCTTGTGCCAACTTTTAATATAAAACCTGTTCCGCTGACATAGTTACCTATGTTAGCACCAGTAGTATCAACAGCTATTTCTAAACGTGTTGCACTTGGAGCACTAACAACACCGTGACTTCCTGGAGAAGAACTATCATCTGTGTTTAGGTTTTCTAAATCATCATCAATATCTGATTCTATTCCACTAATGTATACTTGGTCACCTGTCGTTAAACCATGTGTACCTGATACTTCTATAACTGTTGTAGCTCCAACGCTTACAATGCTTGTTACTTCTAATCTATTTCCAGGATTTTGTGTAAGAGTATAATTTGTACCATATATTTGAAAGACATTTTCTACAAATACAAGTATGTCTGTTGATCCTCCGCTGTTTTGAGGATCTGGGTAATCTGTATCGCCATTATCTAATGGACCAAAAATAGTTTCTACTGCATCACCAGAACCTAAGTTTTGTTGTACAATAGTTCTAGGCTCTTTGTATCTAACTTTGCGCCAGGCACTATTTTGATAAAATTCAAACTCATTATCGTCTGTGTTATAACGCATATGTCCGTTGGTAGGATTATCAGGACGTTGGTTCTCTGTTCCCTTAGGAACAAGCATTACGTTAGTACTGTCAACAATAACTTCGTCATTGACATCATACTTAACACCTTTACCGTAGATGTTTCGTAAGTTTGTATTTTGTCCTTTTATTAGTCTCATTAAACTTCCAAATAACTTACTGTAGCAGCCAAATCAGTATTAGAACTTCCTACATCCGGTTCTGCTATAAATGCAATTATATCTCCTGCTTCTAGAACTATACGTTCGCTATCAAAAGTAAATGTTTCACCTGCTGGTAAAGTTAATTGATTTACAACTATGGTTCTTGTTTGACTTAGCGATGTTCCGCTTGGTATTAGGTGTAAATCAAACTTTGCATCATGACTAGCAGCATCTACTGCATCTGGATCGTAAGAATTACAAACCATAATGTTTGTTACTGCATATGATTTACCTGCCGGAACAGTTAAAATATCTAGTTGTGTTGTTGTAAGTCTTTGATTTACTATAGCCATTTTGTTTCCTTTTAGAATAGCATACTAAAAACTAGTGATCTATTTCTACTTATTATTTCATCTGTGGTATTATCTTTATTTACAAAATAAAGTCCTGTATTACCACCTGCTTCTGGTTTAGAATATACTTTAATACCTTCATCTGGTGCTGTAGGATCTAATAAACTATCATTATCTCCTGGTGTTTCAGTAATTTCTAAAACATCTTTTACTTTTACAGTGCCAGTACCGTTAGCACTTAATACTAGATTTTGATTTAACGAATCTGTTGTTTGTATTTCATTACCAATAATTTGTAGGTCTGATAGTGTTAGTCTATTAGAAAAGAACTCTGCACTTACTATTCCATCAACCGTAACTTTAACTCTACTTTCTACTCCTGTTTCATCAAAATCTTCAGTAGCAACACTAGTATCACCTTCCTGAATAGCATCTTGTAGGTTAGTTGCTAGTGCATAATCAACATAATCCACTACTGCTTTTGCATTAGGTACATGATCATTGTTAACAACAACACCACTGCCACCGTCAACTATTACGCCGCCTGTATATGTAAAAACATTTTCTTCATAATCAACAGTTCCTGCAACATTAATTGCACTACCAGGTGTAGTAATATATAACGTTCCTTGAGAATTTAAACTATTAAAACTTACAGGAAGATATTGTCCCGCATTGTTTTCAAAAATCCAAGATCCTGTCCCACTAGAACCACCAGTTACATACGGAATACTCTCATCAAATACCATCCTTGCAGTGGGGTAACTACCTCTGTCAACTTCAATACCAGCTTGATATCCTAGTGAAGCACTTATACCTGCTCCGGTTTGCCCTTCATTAAGAGTAATAATATTGTCTGCAATAGTTGTTACAGTTGATTCGACAGTTGTAGTGATACCTTTGACTTCTAAGTCTCCAGTGATCACTACTTTACCTCTGTCTGTGGTATAGCCGCCAGTAGTGTCAAGTGTTATTAGTCCTCCAGATGCATCTCCTGGATTATCTACTACAACTTTATAATTGCCATTTGTTACTCTAACTACTTTTGACATATATTATTACCTTATTATCTTATAGTGCTGTAAGAACAATTACAGTTTCAGTAGAGTCGTCTTGCACTTCCCATGTGTATCTATTGTTATTATAATCAGTAGCTCTACGTGCTGTAATTTTTTTCAAAGGAATTCTACTTCCTGTTCCGTCAGTACCAAATAAAACCATTTCACCTAAGGCTATATTTGCAGTTGTTTTATTTACTAGACGGCAAACAGTTTGTGAGTTTGCATCTCCAGCTTTATTTCTTAAAATAAATTTGTTTGAACCTTTTTGTGAAACAATAAATGCATCATCAACACGACCAGTTGTATTTAGGTTTGCTTCTGCACGAATATTTTCTTGAGTTTCTGTACCTGCTGCACGTTGGTCTGCTGTTGCAAGGCTACCGAAGTATCTTTTATTGAGTGGGCGTCCCATGTTATATCTCCTTTTGTTTTAACATTGCCGTTCTAGGGTCTACGCGGTAGGATCCGCATAAGTCCTCGTTATAGAGGTTCGCTCTTTAACACAAGTATTTATCACAAAAGGAAAAAGCCCGACACAGTTAAGCATCGGGCTTTATAATAAAAGTGGGTGAAGGACTTGGGTTTACCTCCAACTAAACGTCTAGATACCTTTCATCTGTTACGTCTAGCACCTTGCTCTGTCTAGTATGACAGTGAGCGCACTGCTTGTCTCCAAACTCTACGCCGGGCACTACCCCTAACAAGTGCGCTTATCCTCTCTAGAAACAGGATTATTAGCGCCAACCCTTGTAACAACGTCTTGCTACAGTATTAATAATAACATCACTGCAACAAAAGTCAACCACTTTTTTGCATTTTTTCTAAGAAAAAATTAACTTTTTTTTGATGATGCTGTTTGATGAGTTTTTGAAAGCACCAAAAAGTGAATCTATCCATAACACTTCTCCTCGTTAAAGGTTAAAGTGCGTTCCTTCGCTTTATGCTACTTCCGTCCCGTAGGATGAACGTAAAAATATTTAGTCAAAAAAATAGGCCCCGCCGGGGCCTATTTTAATAGTTATCAACTAATCTTAGCTGAAGCTTACATTACCGTTTGTAATGCCAACTAGTGCTAAGTAGTCAGCTGCGTTACCTAGTGATGACGCAGTGTTGCTTAGTTCGACATATCCGTAGCGTGTCATGAATGAAACGACTGGCTCGAATGTGCCTGGATCTAGTACAACACCTGAGCTCATTAGCGGGATGTATGGGCAGTAGAATGCCGCTGCATCTGATTCGCTTGAGCCTTTGTAACCAACTAGTACGCCTGCACTATCTGCTGCATATGTGTTTACATATACTTTCATAGCGTTGTTTAGTGTACCAACCATTTTGGTGTTTGTTGGTGCTTCAAAAGTACCTTCAGTTGTACGAGCAAACGCTGAAGTTGTTGCTGACTGTAGGATTGTTAGCGCAAATGGGCTAACAACTGCCCAGTTACCAGCACCACGGCGTGTACGCTGTGCAATCAAGTTTGCTGCACGGTTGATTTGAACTGCAAGTGCTGCATGCTCGTCACCAACGAATGTAGCTGTACCTGAAACTGCTGCTTGATCGTATGTTTCAACTGCTGATCCAGCTAGAGTTGTTAGAGATGAAATAATCTCTTGGTCGATTTCAGCAGTAATCTCTTGTGCTAGAGCAGCCATGATTTCTGCTTCAACGTCGATGCCGTGCTGTGACTGTGCGTCTTGAGCAGCCTCGAAAGTCCAGCGAGCTGATAGCTTACGAGTTTTAGCTTCGACTGTTTGCTTCAAGATCTGAATGCTTAGTCTGTTACCAGCTGAGCCTTCTAATGAAGCTGTTGGTGCTGGTGCATTTGTACCGTCACCTGAGTAGCTTTCAGCAATCTTGAATGGTGAAAGTGCTTCTTCACCTGCTACTGCACCGCTGGCACCTGAGCCAACTGTGTCTGAGTAGCGTACTCTTAGTGTGTGGATTTGACCCACAGGACCGGTCATCGGCTGTACACCAACTAGTTCATTTGCAATCACTGTTGGCATTACACGTCTGATAACTGGTAGGATAACACGGTTAAGTGTTGCGACATTACCGGCAGAAGTAGCGCCTGCTGTTGCTGTCTCAGCCAAATACTTGCGAGTATTTTCAAGAGTAGCAGCCATTACAGATTTCTTTGTGCCTTGAAGGCCTTCAAGAAGTGCTGTCTTCGTATCCTGCCAGCGACTTTCTAGTAGTTCTGACATTTGATTCTCCTTAATTTAAACCAGCAAGACGACGGATGTCATAAACATTGTCATCTGCTTTACTACTAACGTTAGATTGTGACATTTCGTCACGGTTGCCTGTTACTTCTTTGCCTTCTGTAAGTGTTGCCTTCTTTGCCGGTGTCTTACCGTCGATAACGGCCGGTAGATACTTATCAAACGCAGAACGTAGTCTGTTTGTTTGAACCGATTCAAGTAAATCAATCATTATGTCCTTTTGTCCTTTGCTTAAAGGAGCAATAAGGTCATTGATAGTATTTTGACGCTCAGTAATTGCTTTCATTTTATTAATTTCAGCTTCTTTACTTTCTGCCAATTGTTTTATCTTAGCCGCTTTTGCTTCTGCTTCTGCTAGTTGTTTGTTCTTAAGATCAACAACTTTTAGAAGTTTTGCAGATTCTGATTTTTCATTTAAGTGGCTAGTTGCGTATTCGTTAGCGAATGCTTCGAATAGTTTACGACCAAAGTCGTTTCTACGTGCTTCTTCAATATCTTCTTTAAGTTGACTAATTTCTCTTTTAAGATTTTTGCCAACAAGATCAGATACTTTTTCTGCACTAGACTCTACAAAAGTTTTCTTAATTTCAGCAAATTTTGTTTTTGCTTCTTTAACTAATTTTACTTTTGTTTCAGCAAGGTCTTTCTTGTCCTCGTGGAACTCAGCAATTTCTTTTGCAAGTGCATCAACAACAAAACTTTCAAGCATTTCAAACTTTCCAGCTATTGCTTTTTGATCTTCATGAAGTTCGGAAATTTCTTTGCCAAGCGTGTCTGTAACAAAACGCTGCATTAACTTTGCGTTTTCACGCATTTTCATAGTATAATGTGCTTTTGCTTCCGCCAATTGTTTACGATCTTCTGCAAACTCTGCAATTTCTTCAGCTAAACGCTCTGAAATCATTGCATCGATCGCTTCAACCATTACTGACTTATCATGCTCGTATTTTTTAGCAAATTCTTCTCTGAGTTCAGCAGTCGCTGCCTGCTTGTTCTCTTTGATTTTTTTATTCCAAGCTTCTTCAATTTCATGACGCACGTCTTCAGAAACTACATCGTTTTCGAAAAGTGTTTTTAGTGCATCTATCATTGCGTTCTCCTTGTTATTGGAGTCTGTTGATGATGTTCATCAACGATTCCTTTAGATACTTTTGTGCCTTAGTGTCATGTTTTGTTGCCTGTGCTAGTTCATATGCCTTGTATCCTCCACGAGCATTCATTAAGTGTTCATAAATTGGTGTAGGATATGCACCAGGAGCGCTTGGCTGTGCCACAACGTCCACGGTGATTATTTCAAAATCAGAGACGGTATTGCTACCGTCTTCTGAAACATTTCCGCTACCTCTTGATGAAACGCCTAGTTTAACGCCGCTTTCTAGCATTGTTTTAACTAGTTGTCCCATCGGAGTAGGTAAAATTTTAAGTTTACCATAACCGTTTGCATCATCCATCCACATTTCTGTAATCATGTGTGATACACGGTCTAGGTTAATGTTAAGGCCTTCTGGATGATCTACTTCGCCGAGAACACTGTAACCTCCGCTAATTTGATCATTGAGAGTTTTGACAGCCCTGCCAATTTCATTTATAGGATACACACGCTGATTAGCATTGCGTACTCCGCCTTGTATACAAATACCCTTCATATACAAGTCTTTTCCTTCGTTGGCATTCTCAACCACAATTTTAGCTTGGTCGAATGTCAAATGCTCTCGTAAGTTTTTCATTCATACGTCCTTATTTTGCTCGAGATTTAACACCGTTAATTGGGCTATCTGCACCAGCTTTTTCTGGAGCTTTGCCTTTCTTTTCAGCACCGTGTCCCGGTTGGTTGCGCATGCTTGTTGCGCCTTTAGCGCCAGGAACATTTACGTTACCAGCGTTATCTTCTTTAGATGATGGATTTGCAAGACCGCCTGCTGTGCCGCCTGTGCCGCCATCACCACCTGCTGCGATATTTGCAGTTGTTCCGCCCATATCGTTTTTACCAGCTACTGGAGACTTAGTGTTTGCACCATTGTCGCCCATTTTAGCAGTTACTTTTTCAACATATTCTCTCATTGTTTCTGCTTCAGACTTTGGATCACTTGATTTTTCGTCAACTTTTTCGTCAGTTTCTTCTGTAGCTTCCATTTCTTCGTCATCAGCACCATCGTCATCAGCACCTTCGTCGTCACCAGCGTCCATGTCCATATCCATGTCCATGTCATCGCCTTCGTCATCGCCGTCTTCGCCAGCCATCATTTTTTCAAATTCTGCTTTTAGCTCGTCTAGTGCGTCTTCTAGATCTTCAACACGGTCTTCCATGTCACCTTCGCCTTCGTCGCCCATGTCCATGTCCATGCCGTCGTCTGCGCCCATGTCACCCATCATATCGTCACCAGCGTCACCGCCCATTTCGATATCCATGTCCATTGGATCTGCTTCAACTTCAAATTCGTCTAGGTTAAAATCTTCGTCTAGATCGTCTTCATCAGAAGCTTCATCTACTTCTTCATCGTCTGACTCATCAACTTCTTCATCAGAAGCTTCATCTACTTCTTCGTCTTCTAGATCTGCTTCTAATAGTGATTCGTATATATCGCGTGATTTTTCCACTACGATTTCATGAAATAACTCTTCTGCGCCTTCTCTATCTTCGTTGATGAGACGCTCAAGCATTTCTTCAAATTTATTGCGATTTGCCATTACTTTTCTCCTATAAATGTTTTACCTATGGTAAGGCTGTCACTATTATTTAACAAATAGAAGAAAATATGCGTAGAAATAGGCCAAAAACGGCCCGTTTTTATACAGATAAACTATAAGTTATGGATTTTCTTAAACACATCCACAGTTATAGTATTAAAATTGACAAAATTATTTAGTTCTTCGGGCTTGTAATTATCAGGATGTATAACTCTAACATAGTTAATTTTTGGATGATCTTTTATTACAGACTTTGTTTGTCGTAACCAATTACCAAAAAAAGTAGCGCCGTCTATACTTTTTTTATAATTCATAGTGTCAGCATATAAGTTGTTAAAGCGTTTGCCTTGGTCTAAACCTCTATAATCAAAACCTAAAATATATATAGTATCATACCCATGTTGGCTTGCAAGCCACAATGCTGTTGGTCCACTGCTCCAACCTTTTGATGGACTAAAAAAATTAAATCCTTCCATCCTAGTATATGCTTTGTTTGGATTTGTCCAAACAGTATTCTTTTTTTGATAACCGGACTTGTTAATCTCTAAAATCATTTTTGTATCTACTGCTACAAGATAGTCGGGATTAAATGATCTATACAGAGCATTACAGCCATAAATAGGGCCAAATTTTTGTAGTTCGTTAACGTCAACTGGCTGTCTGCTTACACCGTTGCCTAACACAAAAGCAGTGTTACCTTTTACAGATATATGATTTTCTTCTTTAACAGAATTAGATATTATTTTTTGATTTTCTTTTTGGAACTGTGCAGCCTCTTTTTCAAGACGTCTGCGATCCCGAAGAATTTTCCATTCCTCTTTTGTAAGTTTAGACTTGTCAATTTTTGCCATTATACCCCGGCAGCGGCTGCTTGTGCTGCTATTCCATACATCTGTCTGATAAAGTCTAATTCTTTAGACTTCTCAACATTATGTAGCTCACTTGCTTTCCTTGCACGGTTAATTTGACGCAGTGTTAATCTTGTTTTACGTGTGTCGTCAAAGTTCAAGATACTATCATCATACGTAGGATCATAGCTGTTATCCTCAGTAGGCTCTAAAGTTTCTTTATCAAAATAAAATAATTCTCGTAGTATCATGTTAGTATTTATATCGTTTGCTCAGTTGGAGCGCCTGCTGGCGTACCTCCTAAGTCAGTACCTGTTGATGTTTCTGGCGGTGCAGTGTCGCCGCCAACTTCTGGTTCTTCATCGCCTGTTAGTAAATCTTCACCGCCATCTAAATCTGCACTAATGCCTGCACTACTAATACCTACACTGCGCATTTCTCCCGCAGGATCTGCTGCTGTCTGTCCCAACATTTCATCATTTTCTTCACGCCACAATCTTTCGTTTTCTGCAATCTCTTCTGCGGTTAATCCTAAGAACCGACTAAGAGCAAAACGATTTGAAATATAAGGTATAGCACTCATTTGGGTATATGTAGGTACACGACTGTTATCTAGTTCTGCTTGTCTGTAACTTGCAAAATTTTGTGGAGGCACAAACTTAAGGTCAAACATGTTAGTATCAATGTTTACACCTTTTTCAAGCAAGAAGCGTTTAAATTCTTGATTAAATTCTTCTACAATTAGGCCTTGCAATCTTTCACAGTAAGTATTAAATCTTAGTTCCTGTATGTATGCAGTACCAACTCGTCCGTCATTGTAGGATGTTGCTCCATCATCTGCACCTGTAGGAAGATAAGAGGAAGGAATTCGCAAGCCGCGTACGAGCTTATTAGTAAAGTAGCGTAAATCATCAATCTCTCCTAAGTTAGTTCCGCCAGGTAATGTTTCAACTTTTGATCCTCTACCCTCAGCAGTTTGTGGAAAGAAGTAGTCTTCGTTGATTGACAGAGGATTGTAAGAACTGTCTATAACATTTGTACCTCCGCCTGTCTGCGATGGGATACGTCTTTGATGTATTTCCGTTTTAACACGCTCCACAAACTGCATAGCAAGGTGTGATGGCATGTTGCCCACATCAACGTAGAATACTCTGCGCTCTGGCGCACGTTGGACACGATAGATAATAATCGCATCCTCAAGCAGTTCTTTCTGCTTGTAAACCTTAAAAATAGTTTCTAATAAACTGTTACCAAAAGGATAATTGTTGTCTAATCCTTCTGATAAACTTAAATGTACTACATGTTCTGCATCAATAGCAACTTCTGTTTCTTCTATACTAAATCTAGAACCAGATTGTTGAGGCGAATTGCCAACCATTCCTTGGCCACTTCCTCTAAAATATCCTGTGCTTCCTGGTGCTCCTGCACCTGTAATGTTTCCGTTTGTAATGTGTGGAGTTGTAGCAACCATTTCTTTAAAGTTTAAATTTACATCTTTTATAATGTATTGTTCTGGTTGTTTACCTTCGCTTTCATTTACAATAATACGAGTAACCTTTGCCGGATCAACATGAAACAACTTTTTTGTTTCTGGATCTCTTAAAAAGAATTCGTCACCATATTTAAAAACATTTCTAAATATTCTAAACATTCTAGTTTCAAAATTATTAATTTTGCACCATTGTTTTAAATATTGACCAAGAATTTTTATTTCGCTATTTGTTGCATTTTTGTTATATTGAAAATCAAAGCTGGTGTTGTTTTTTCCTTTTTGAGTGCAAAACTCAGCAAGTATATCTAGTGCAGCATTAACTTCAGAATCTAAATCCATAGTATTATACTGCCCATAACGTTCTACACGATTAGGAGAACCTACATATACATCTGGCAAATAAGAGGAATAATTAGTTCTAGCAGGTCCTGCATTTTGTGTATTTCTGTAACTCAAAGGAGAGTATGCTCCATTGGGATTATCACCTGTTGGTACTGGTGTGAAATATTTTTTCCAACTCATGCTCTACTCCGTACTCCGGCCATTAAATTGCCTGCTCCTCTAACAGCACTAATTTGATCTTTACCTATTCTAGTCTGTTGTGTATTTATTCTTACTAATTGTAACATCAATTGGTTAAGATTGTCAAGTAATTCTTCCATTCTTTGATTAGGTTTTAACATCGATTGACTTTGTTGTTGATTAGAATTATTTGTTGTATTGTTCATTTGTGCAAGCATATCATTAATCATAGGAGTTATTTCATTTCCAACTGATCCAAGATCAGATGAACTTATTTTTTTCATCATGTTAGGAATAGTTGCCATTAGATTTTTTGCAGCATCAGTCATGGGCATACCTGTCCCTGCTAATTGATTTGCAATATCATCTATAGGAAAGTTTGCAAATTGACTAAAAATTTCATTTGACAAAACATTTCCATCTAGTCCAGGAGCAAATAATTCTGGTCCTTCTTCGCCAATTGCGTAAAACTTTTTAGCATCAATTGGTCCACCATCTGCTCTAAATCCTCCAAAATTTTCTCTTAAAGCATCTCCAAGTTCCCCTAGATTACCTACTCGAGTTAATAATCCAGCGGAGGTTGTAATTGGTTCGAACAATTCTCTAAACTGATTTGTTTCTAATTGTGCTTTGTCTCCTGGGGTCATCGCTTGATCGATGATGCCTGCTGATGTGCCACCAATAACAGATGCTCCAGTTTGTATTCCGCCAAGTGCTGTTGAAACAGTATCTGCTAATCTTGTATTTGCACTTAGATTAGCACCAATTCTTTCCATTGCAGTTGCGGAAGCATTTGCTAATGCAATAGTAGTACGGTTTAGCTCTCTGCTAATAGTTTGACCGTCGGCATCTCCACTTGATCTAGCGTTTGCTTCTTCTACAGCTCTTGCCCTTCTTACTTCAGCTGCTTCTGATCTAGATATTATTCTAGCTCTTCTACCTTCTCTAGCAGCAGCTTCATTTTCTTCTCTTTGTAATTCTGATTGAAAACTTTCTACACTACGCTGAAAACTTTCTGTAGATGATAATAAATCAGCTTGGAATTGTCCTGCTGTTGAACCTGCTCCAGCCATTCTTGCTGCTGCAAGGTTAGTACTGCTAACAAATTCTCTTGAGGCATTACCTGAGGCTGTAGCTAATAGTTGTTGTATCCGTGCTCTTTTTTCTGCATCGCTCATTTGAGCAGACGTAGTATTAGCAATCATTCTAATTTGTCGGGCAGTAGCAGGGTTCATAGCTTCAAAGTTTTTAGTTAAATCACTTACTGGACCGCCTACTTGAAGTATGTCTTGATAAAATGCTTGTGCTGCTGGACCTAATTCGGATAATCCTGTCATAGACTGATTAAATGCTTCTTGAGCATTTGTGATACCTTGTGCTTCAAGTTGTCTTAAAGCAGCAATATTTTTACCATCTCTTTGAGCATCTAAAAGTGATTGTCTCTGTTCTTCTGCACTTTTGCCTGTTAAATCTGCTACAACTGCCATGTCTTTGGCCATTTGTAATGTTGCTTGTGCAACTTGCTGATCGCTCATGCCTTGGAGCATTCTTTGACGACCTAGTAACTCTGCATTATCTATAAGGGCAGCATTAGCCTCTTCTAATGTATAACCTAGGTTCATCATCCCTTCTATTGTTTGCCCATCTTCAAACATTGCTCTTGAAAGTTCTGTAAATCGTCTAGCACCTTGGTTTACACTGCTTCCTAATCCTGCTAATGCTTGTGCATTTCTTCCTACTAAGTTAGCAAATTGATCTAGAGGAAGCCTTGTTTGTGCGGCGCCTGCACGTAATGCACCTAAATCACCATTAAACCCGGCACCTACTTTAGATAAATTTTGAAATGTTGCATTGGTTTCTTCTAAAAACCCTACGCCAACTCCTGCTAATCCTGCTAAACCCTCTATAGAATCGCCTAAAAATCCAGGAAGCCTGCCGCCTAAACTTCCTATATCACCAAAAAGTTGGCCTACAGTTCCGCCACCTCTAGTTATAAAACCAGCAGCATCACCAAATGCTCCTGCTAATCCTTTAGCACCATCTGATGCTTGTTGCAAACCAAATCCACCAGAATTTTGCCTACTCGGAGAAGGAGTAGAACTACCTCTATTAGCTGCTCGCAACAATTGTTGAAATTGTGCATCTGTTAATTGTATAGGATCGCCGTCTGCCATTCAATATTCCAAATAATAAAGTGCGCATTTAATTTTTAATAAATACATGTACAAAGTATTTATCGGAAAAAATATATGAGCAGTTTTCTTCAAAGTCGTCAGCGACAACCAAAGTTATTTATTGACCTACCTAGCGGTGGAAAATATTATGACGATACAGTAATAAAAGATCAGCAATACACTCAGATACCAGTTTATGGTATGAATGCAATGGACGAAATAATGTTTAAAACTCCAGATGCATTGTTTACAGGAGAAGCAACTGTTAGGGTTGTACAAAGTTGTGTACCTGCAATACTTGATCCATGGAAAATAGTTGGTTTTGATATTGATTATATTTTAATTGCTATTCGTATTGCTACATATGGTGACGAATTACCTATACAGTCAAGTTGTCCGCATTGTGAAGAAGAAAATGAAAGTGTGCTAAGTTTAACAAATATGTTAGATGGATATTCGCAGTATCAAACAGACTATCAATTTGAAATTGAAGATTACACATTTAATTTAAAACCCATTACATATAGGCAGTTAACAGATTTTGCAATGCAAAACTATCAATTTGAAAGAACTTTAGTACAAATTGCAGCAAACAAAGACTTAGATCCAAAGAAAAAAACAGATATGCAAAACGATGTTTACATTAAGTCTAACGAACTAAACATTAGATTAGCAATTAGTTATATTGCAAACGTTATGTCCAATGGAGAAGTCGAAGAAGACACACAGGAAATAACTGATTTTATTGTAAACAACGAAGCAGTATTTTACAATAGACTCAAAGAAGGAATTTTTGATCTTAGTGCAAGATGGAATGTTCCTAATATACAACTTAAATGTGCAGCAGAAGAGTGCGAAAAAGATTATGAAACAAAAATCGATATGGATTACGCAAATTTTTTCGGTTTAAAATTCTTACGCTCTCGGACTCTGATATAATTGAATATTCTAAACAACTTGACAATGACGTTAAACGCATCAAAGATCAACGCTATAGAATAGGTTGGTACATGCGAGGTAGTGTAACGTATGAAGATTTAATGTTTAATATAAGTCATGAAGACATCGAAATCTTTAACAACATAATCAAAGAAAATATCGAAATGACCGAAAAAGCTAGGATGCCCTTGCTTTAAGTTTTTCCTTGCCTTTGCGGAACATTTGCATAAGATCTTCGTCTGATTTGATTAATTCTTTTAGATTATCTTCTACATCTTGTTTTGTAATAGTTGCCTCACTAATAGATTCTTGTTCTACACCACTGTCTGCGCCGAGTGTAGTTGGGTCATCGCCCGGAATGATATTAAAGTGATCTTGAAATTCGTTTACTTCCATCATTAGATTTGCAAACATTGGTACACCTTGTGCGTTCTGTTCCGGAAATGCATACCTTATACCGTTAGTAACAACTTCTACTGCGCCTACTCTTTTTAGCGCCCATTCTAAACCTTCTGTGCCGTAAAAAGCAAGTAATCCCCCGCCTACAAGTGCTGCTAGCCAGCCAAGAAAGTTACTACCAAAAAGAAAAATAATTGCAGCACTTGCAGCAGCGCCTATTGCTCTGCCTCCTGCGTAACCTAAAACTCCAGCTGTAATTGTTTTAAGTGCCGCAGTGGCCATAAGTTCTGTTACTAACTCATACTGTTCTGTCATTTTAGGTGTAATTTGGAGATCATCGGGCTGCACACCTGCTGCAAGCTGACGGTCAATTTCTAAAGAAGCAACACGCAAATAATTATCCATTTGTTCTTCTGCTTCTAATATAGTTAATCCTGTAGATACTAATACGCCTATTGGTCCTACTTTGCTGCCAAGCCAGCCAGCTAAACCAGTTTTCATCCAAGCAGCAAGTTTACGTCCACCCGGTGATGGTACAGGATTTCTGTTTTGAGATGAAGGTCTTGTTCTAGTTTGGCCAACAAATCCAGGTCTATCTGAAGGATCTACGGTTATGTCATCGATACCTCTTCTTAAAGTTGGTTCGCGTCTACCGCCACTAGATGGTCTTGTTTCGCCCCTCAGTCTAGGTCTACCATCTCGATCTAAAACAGGTCTTCCGTTATCAAATTCCAATGGAGGTAAACCTTTTTGTTTACGAGCTCTATTAGTAAGTGTTTCCATTTCAGCTTCATTAGCAAATCTATTCATATTAGCACTGGAATTTCTTCCAGTGTCTGTTATTACCCATTTTGCACCTTTCCATTCCCAAACAACACCACTTCTTAAGGTCACAGTATCGCCTACATCTATACCTAGTGTTGTACTAAGTGACTCAGATAAAATTTGACTTACTAACATCTATTTCTCCAAACATTATAGTATATTTATGTGTTTCGTTTCACGAAACAAGTTTTCGCTAACGCTCAAACTATACACTTCGTTTGTATGATATAATTTATATTTGAGAAAACACATTAACACGAAGTGTTAATGTTTAAGTTTCATGTAGATTGTTTCAGTCAGACGGAACCTGTTTACGGTTCCATCCAATCAAGAGCTTCATGTGAGTTCGTCACAGCCGAGACATTGGAAGTAGGTGTTTTCTGCTGTACAATGGGCTCTGACCTTTCCCAACCTACGTCGACATCAAAATATAGTGCATAAACTATAAAATGGATTTATAGCTTGTACACTATACTTTTACCCGTTGCTTCGTTCCTGTGCATACGGTTTTTATGTACAATGTGCAGTTTTTCGACAGCCAACAATCTATCTATACCAACCAGTAGCCCAATTCTTTTGATGGCTCCGCACTCTGGTGCGTCGATCAATATGTTACGTGTGCAGGTATCACCCTAGCTTTTTCCACAGCGGTATTTCTAAACTGGCCCGCCAACCTTATGTGTTGGATTGTTTTGCCTTGATGCTATGTTCTAGCAATGCCTGTCGTAGTTTGTCTGAACCGCCAACTCTAACATTAATAATACCGTTGTAATAATCATCTCTCTCTAATACACGGCGGTCAAACTGTTCTC